TAATTCGGCTGCGTGAACCCACTGTTGCGTCTAATGCTCAGAACGCTTACTCCACCCTTATCGGAACGTTTGTCAACGATGCCAAGCGTCAGGTTGAGGACTCCTTTAGCTGGAACGTGCTGGGTCAGACTGTTACCATTACTACGGACGGCGCGGTAGCTGAATATGGAATTGCACAATACGGTGCAAACGCTATTCCTGTTGCTGAGTACGGGCTGGTTACACCCTTTGTCTATTCTATGACGGGTGCGGGTCAGAAGTTTCAAGTGCAGGACGCAATCAACACTACATCAAACATTGGCCTGCAAAACATTAGTTTTGTGCAGATGAACCGCTACCAGAATCTTGTTCCCACCACAAACGGGATTCCGCAGTACTATTCTTTTGACGGTGTAGACGCTTACGGCGACACCAAAGTGGTGCTGTTCCCGCGCCCTGATGGTGTTTACAACATCCCGTTTTCATTGACAGTACCCCAAGCAAAATTAGCTGCTGACGCTACATCTGTGCTTGTGCCTGACTTTTTAGTCGTGCAAAACGCTTACGCACGGGCACTGGTGGAGCGTGGCGAGGACGGCGGTCTTAGCTCGTCTGAGGCATACCAGCTTTACCGAGGCATGTTGGCTGACCAGATCGCACTGGAAGGCACTCGCTACCCTGAGAATCAAGAGTTTGTAGCAGTATGAGCAAGCAACTCTCAGTCAGCAGCGTTTCAGCCCCAGGCTTTTTGGGACTGAATACACAAGACCCGTCGCTAGAAATATCGAATGGGTTTGCTGCGGTTGCCAACAACTGCGTAATTGACAAGTTTGGACGTGTCGGCGCTAGGCAGGGGTACGTCAAGGTCAACACTTCAAGCGGTACGTTAGGCTCAAATGTTGTCACAGTCATCCATGAGTTAATTCAGGCTGACGGTACGTTGACCGTGCTATTTTTTGGCAACGGTAAACTTTTCAAGCTCGGTTTGACAACGGCAGGCGCTGTAGCCGAATACAACATCGCGGAATACGGCGCTAACGGCGTTCCTCTTGCCGAGTACACGCAAGGCTTGGCAGCGTTAGGCACTGTTCTTGAATTGACTTATGGCGGCGGGGGGACTGCACCCGTGTTTAACTCAGGCAACTGGCAAGCCGCAAGTTTAAACGGGATTGTTTTCTTTTTCCAAACAGGCAATGACCCCATCATTTATGACCCAGCGGTATCAACCTCTACGTTTCGCAGGGTGTCCGAAAAGTCAGGCTATGTTGGCACTGTGCCGCAGGCCAATGTTGCCATCTCTGCTTATGGCCGCATCTGGGCAGCCAATACGCTAACAAATAACACAACGGTGTCGTTCAGTAACTTGTTAGCAGGCCATGTGTGGTCAACAGGGACATCGGGGACGCTGGATGTATCGCGGGTGTGGTCAAACGGCTCGGATGAGATCACAGGTCTTGCGGCTCACAATGGCTTTTTGTTCATTTTTGGCAAACGTCAGATTCTAATTTACGCCGATGCGACTACGCCTTCAACCATGAGTTTGTCTGACACTGTGTCGAGCCTAGGTTGCATTGCAAGGGACAGCATCCAGAATACCGGCAAGGATGTGGTTTTCTTGAGCAACAGCGGATTGAGGTCTGTGTTGCGTACAGTGCAAGAGAAATCATCTCCACTTGGCGATCTGTCTAAAAACATACGCAATGACTTTCAAGAAACGATAGCAAGCCAAGCGCTGACCGAAATCAAATCTGTTTATTCAGAAAAAGATGGGTTCTACTTACTGTCTTGCCCATCATCAAACAGGGTGTATTGCTTTGACACCAAGACCGGTTTAGAAGACGGATCGTACAGGGTTACAACTTGGGACAGTCTGACGCCAAACAGCTTTTGCTCACGCAGAAACGGTGACGTGCTGATTGGTCAAACAGGCTTTGTGACTCGGTACACAGGCTACCAAGACGATACCAACTCGTACCGCATGGAGTACTACACCAACAACGCTGACATTGGTAAAGATGGGCTGACCTCTATCATTAAAAAGATTAAGCTAACGGTGGTTGGCGGTAGCGATCAGGCCGTGTCGTTCTTTTGGGGTTATGACTTTACAGGCAGCTACCAATCGGCAACAGTAGCAATACCAACGCAGAGTGTCGCGGAATACGGGACTGCACAATACGGCGCAAACGCAACACCAGTGGCACAATACGCTTCGGGCATAAGCCTGCAAGAATTGACTGCATACGGCGCTGGCGCGGGTAAAATTGTACAAACAGGGTTTGAGGTTGGTATAGATGGATTCCCCATCAGTTTTCAGAAGATAGAAATTCAGGCCAAAACAGGCAAACTTACTTAAAGGATTAATCATGTCAAATTACACTAAAACAGTCAACTTTGCATCAAAAGACGCGCTAACCACTGGCGACGCCAACAAGATTGTCAAAGGCACTGAGATTGACACAGAATTTAACAATATTGCAACTGCTATTGCAACCAAGCCAGACACGGGGAGCGTTATCACCACGTCAGGCGGTCAAACCATTGCGGGAAGTTTTGCTGCTACTGGCGCGGTGACTCTTGGAAACAGTGCAGTTACCCAAGTGCTTACTTTCAATAACCAATCAAACTTTATCAGCCCAGCGGGTGGGGCTGGTTTTGGTCAAACGTCGCCAAATGCACTTTACGCAGTGTTTGTCAAAGCAAATGCAACTTCTGGTGTCGGTGGATTGGTAACTCAAAATCTCACCACTAATATTGGTCATCTTGCATTTACAGACGCTAGCGGCACAGCGCTCATATCGATGAATTTTGGAACCCTTGCTAGTTCTACTGTAGTTGGCTCTATTACAACAAACGGTTCATCTACTGCGTACAACACTTCATCAGACTACCGTTTGAAAGAAAACATTGTTCCTTTAGCAAACGCTGTTACTCGCGTTAAACAACTTGCGCCAAAAAACTTCACTTGGAAAAACAATCCAGCTCTTGGAACCGTAGAAGGTTTTATCGCGCATGAGTTGCAACCAGTTGTGCCAGAAGCAGTGTTTGGCGAAAAAGATGCTCTAGACAAAGACGGAAAGCCAAGCTATCAAGGTGTTGATACATCAGTGTTGGTTGCTTTGTTGACAGCCGCTTTACAAGAAGCAATCACTCGTATTGAGGCGCTAGAGGCCGCATGATTGGGCATCACTTCAGCGATGGCCTCTATGCCAAAGAAGCTGCATTTGCGGCTGGCACGGCCATCCTGAAGCATACGCATGAGTTTAGCCATCTATCTATTCTTGCCAAGGGCAAGGTCGCGGTGCTTCGCGGCGAAGAAATTGACATCATTGATGCGCCTGCTTGCATTGAAATTAAGGCTGGATTGACGCACGGTGTCAAGGCCATCACAGATTGCGTTTGGTTTTGTATCCACGCCACTGACGAGAAAGACCCGTCAAAAGTGGACGAAATTTTGATCGGAGTTTAATATGCCTATTATTACAGCGGCTGTAATTGGTGGTGGCCTTGGTCTTCTTGGTTCGTCAATGCAAGCTGACTCCAATGAAGCAGCAGCGGCTACAGCAGCCTCTGGAAACGCAGAAGCCGCACGAATCGCGGCTGCCGAATCGCGGTTTCGTCCTGTAGGCATCACTACACGATTTGGCTCATCTGGCTTTGATTACGGTATTCCAGGTGTTACTGCGCCTGTTGCAAAAGACTTTAAAACGCCTGAAGAGTTTGCAGCCGCACAGACAGCTTATCAAACACGACTGGCAAATGAAGGCCGCGTTACTGGTGCTAGATACACGCTCGACCCTGGATTAAAAGCCATCCAAGACCGTCTCCTAAAGCTGACTGAAAGCGGTCTGCTGACAGCGGAGCAAGCAGAGGCCGAGTTCGGCGCGTTGACCACTGGCGCTCGGGGGCTGTTTTCTACAGGTCAGAACTACCTTACTAAGCCAGCAGATGCAAGACTTGGAGGCTTTGCTACTGAGCAGTTTAAGCCCTCTGCTGGGGCAACAGCCCTTTCCAAACTTGGTGAGCAATATGTGGCTCAATCCCCGCAAGAAGCTGCGGCGCAGTACATGGCCTTGCAACAAAACTTGCTAGCTCCAAGCCGTGAGCGTCAATTGGCGGGGCTGCAAAACGAATTATTTCAAACTGGCCGTGGCGGTTTAGCTGTTGGAGCTACGGGCACGCGACCAGGTGGTGGTGCTGGCCTTGGCGCGGCTAGTCCAGAGATGGAGGCTTATTACAACGCCATCGCCCAGCAAGATGCACTTCTAGCTTCTCAAGCTACAAAAGGTGGCATGGATCGAACGGAATTCGGCGGGAGACTGTTAACCGGAGGTGAAGCACTTCAAAAAGGCCGGATTAGTTTTGGCGCAGACCTTCTTGGCCTTCAAGAAGAGATGGAACAAGGGCGCACCCGTTTTGGTGCTGGCTTGGTAGCCACTGGTGGCAATCTGCTTACGCAAGGCTATGGCGGTCGGGTAAGCGCTATGTCGCCTTACCAAACCTTTTTGTCGGGTGCTACTAGCCTTGAGGCGCTTGGTCAAGACCCGCTGAATATAGGTTCAACACTGGGTGGGCGTGTTGCCAATCCTACGGGCGCGTCATTCTTATTCTCAGGAAATAGACCATCAGCGGAATCGTATGCGGCGAATGCCTTTAATCCGTTTGCTGAGTCATTGACCTCAGCAAGTCGCAATCCACAACTGCAACAAGGTTTGCAGAATCTATTTAATCGCCGAGCGCCAAACTATTTTGATTCAATGGGTAATGAATTTAGCGGCAGCGGCGCTCCAATTTATGATTACTAAGGGGTAGACATGGCAACAATAATGGACACCCTTTTCGGCGTATCAGCCGAGCGTTTACAGCAAGAGCGTGACGCAGCGGCTGACACACAGGCGCTGGCATTTGCTCGTCTATCGCCCATTGAGAAAGCCAGTTTTGGTGTACAGCGCGGCGCTTACGGCTTGGCTGGAGCTATTGGCGGCGCTCTGGGTGGGCAAGACCCTGAGTTGCAGCGCATCACAATGGCACAACAAATAGCGGGGCAGATCGACTACAACAGCGATGACTCTATGAAGCAGGGCATAGTAGCGTTAAACAATGCCGGTGATCCTCGGAGCGCAATGCAGTTACAGCAAATCCTTCTTAGCCAACAAGCCAAACGAGCTTCCATCGGCAAAGACGAGGCTGCAGCAAGAGCGTCTGACGCTGCTGCTGGCCGTGAGCGCTTGCAAGGTATCCCAACGGATATTCAAATAGCAGAAGAAATTTCAATCCTGCAAGAACGAATAGGACAATTTACAGCTTTGCCTGCAAGCCCAGGTCGCGATCAAGCATTGCGACTTGCGTCTAATAAACTTGCCGAGTTAGAACGTCTGTCAACTAAACCTGGCGAAAAACCATTACCCGCTAACATCAAAGAAGTTGGCGTTGCGGTAGGCACACAACGTGCCGTATTTTTGGATGTAAATAATGATCAGCAGTTTACTTACGGAGTGGATGCAGCTGGTAAACAAGTTCGCGTACCGTTTAATGGCGCTGTAGACCGTACAACGTCTAGAACCAATATTGATGCAAGAGCACCAGGCGCGCCTGTCAAAACTAAAGACTGGATGGACTTTACGCAAAACGTTTTGAGTAAAGACCCCGTGATGAATCGCACATCAACGATTCTTTCTGATGCGCCTAGCGCTATCGACATCATTCGTTCCTCTACAACAAATGACATTTCGGCTGCTGCCTTGCCTGGCGCATTGGCGCGTTTAACGGGTGAAGGTAAGAACATGTCTAACCAAGACGTGGCGCGGTTTGCACGGACTGGCGGTCTTGACGATCGGTTGGCGCAAGATGCCGTTAAGTTTTTTGCCGGTACGGCGACTTCGGTCAAAAAAGACCAAGCAGAGAAGTTTGCTACGGCGCTGTACCGAGGCGCGTTAATTGAGCGCCGGAAAAAACTTATGGATGAGTCTGACCAATATGGCTATTTAGATTCACCCAACTACAAAAAAGCGCTGGAGCAAATTGATAACCAACTTAGCCAATTTAAGTTGAAGACAAAAGGCGGCGCTAAAACGGCTCCAGCGCCAACTGCTAAAACCGGCGATCCATTAATTGACAAGTACCTCTTCCCTAGTTCGGAGAACAAATAATGGCTACCTACGAACAGGTAATGGACGCGCTGCGGCAAGCAGATGCGGCAGGGAATGAGGATGATGCGCGCCAGCTAGCCGCAATGGCTATTAGACTACGGCCTCAAGACACACTGGGCGAGCTTGGGCTAAAAACCGCGCCCACCCCAGCTACCAGTACGGGCCAATACCTGATGGAGAGCGCAAAAAGGGGGCTTTCTTCACTTCCTGCAAGATTAGGCGCAGGAAGCGCGCAACAAACAGGAACGTTTGCGGGCGCGTTTCCCACTCAGCCAGAGTTAGAAGAGTTTACAACGCCGAATATCCAACGACGCATGGGCGTTGATGTTGATTTGCGCCCAACAACGCAAACACAAAAATATGGCGGCGCTGCTGTAGAGGCAATGACAGACCCGCTTAATTTACTTGGGCTTCCAGTAAC